TAGATAACGTATATCACTTTAGAAAGTTTGACCGTGTGATATTTGCGGGCACTGTAATGACTTATAATGTCTGCCACACTAAAAATGTCTATGATTGGTTTGATAAAATCAAATTAGACAATTATGAAATATACTTTAATAATGTAGTAACTACCCCAGAATATCTAAATCCTACGTTGTTATCTAGTGAGATATTACATGGTACTGAATATAAACATGATATTAGTATGATATGTCATGTAGATACCTTTGTTAATTATACACGTGCATTAGATGAACTTAGGGGCACAGATATATTAACTGTCTGCCCTGAATTAAGTCCTTACTTTTCTTAAGTAAATATCACTTAGACAATTACAAGTATCCATCTCACAACGTATGGGTATAATAGGTAACCCATAGCGTTCTATGTTACCTAATGGTCCACCGTTCTTACAATCACTACGATACATATTGCCCCACATATCAATATTAATCATATCTAATCCGCCATAACAGTTCCAATGCTTATGTCTGTTAAGTCCTTTTAATATTAATTGGTTTGCGTCAATCTTTATATTGTCTAATAATATGTTCCCACGATGTAATTTACTATCATCTAATTTGCGGAAGTAGGGCCAGTTCTTTATTGTTTCTAATTGCGATTCAGTATAGTCACTAGGTTCATTAGTGATATTATCTGGGTCTGATTTATCTAATATTACTTTAGGCCAGATAGCTAATCTTTCTGTATTGTTATAGATATATGTTGCGATATTATATAACTCATCAAAATTATCTTTAACCATCATTAGATTTAATGCTATTGGGCATGATACATTATTAGCAATATCAATAATATGTTCAACGTCTGCAAATTCTGGGTGATAACTTATAATCATCCCGTCAGTATATTCACTAATAGATTTATAATATTCAGTTGACTGACTACCATTCGTCATAAAGCTAAATGTATGCCCAGACTCTTTTACTAGTTTAGCCATGTCAATAAAGTGTTTCCAATATGTGGGTTCGCCACCTGATATACGATAGCATATATCTTTGTCTACTTTGAATTCACGTATAAATCGTTCTACAGTATCCCATCGGGGCTGACCTGTACTACCGTTATGTAAATGGTCAGGGCAATAACTGCAACGATAATTGCATTTGTTACTTAATGTCCAACTGACTAGGAACCAGTTTTCTTTATTGGTATCTTCGTAACTAATCATTCTGACATACTATGTTTTAATATCAAATCATGGGTGTGTCTATTAATTTTTATAGTCACTATTAATATATAAACACCGTCGCTATAACTAAACACACTATGATCCAATTGAAAGTTTGCAAAATACATATACCCGTTATCAGGATTTATAAGTTTCCCGTCTAATATAAATGAATAGTTCTCTGGCTTGCTCTTACCAAATACGCTGAACAATCTAACGTACTCGGGATCTGGTCCAGGGAAGTCTCTATGCGGCGGGAAATACCCTCCTTGGTCTATTCTTAATATATGCACTCTGCCGAGATATGGCTTGAATATATCTACAATATTTTGTATCTCATTTAACTGTTCATACGCTACTGTAGGTATATTGAAGTCCTCTTCTTTATACTCTTGTCCATGATATCGTTGCATATATCCAAAACTGTTTAAGTGTTGATTGCTAGTAATGTCACCGTCAAAACTAGTTAAAGGTAATCCCCAGCGGTTATTCACTTTATCTTTCTTTGTGTTATATGGACACCAGTTATCTTTATATTGTTCTAGCTTGTTTACAACATCGTACCCATTAAAGTTTAATTTAAGTTTTGTTAACTGTCCTAGGTTACATAGACTGTTCCATAATAGTGCTTGTTCAGTGTTCATAATATTAAATCTATAAATGTTTTTCTATAATCTGTATTGCGAGTTTTATCTGTTATCTCTAGGTATTCAATCAATGCAGGTAATTTACCTGACCAGTCTTCATCCTTCATATATTTTACTAACCCTAACCATCGTTGCTTTCCGTATGGGTCATATTCAAACTCTTTACTATCATATTTTTCAATTAGATTGTATATATGTTTTGTTGCTTTTACCTTAAGATTATATGGTAAGACACGCACATTCATATAGCTAGGCAGATATACTAAATGTAATCCAATAAGTCCTGCACCATAATCTTTTCTATTAACCTTCTTAAAATTCTGACTCATCTTCCAGTCTACTAATTCATCTAAGTATAGTATATTCAATGCTTGCACAGCACATGCAACATTCACTATAATATTGTCTCCGGTGTTATCAAGTATATGTAAGTTCTTTTCTATCTCTTCCCATTTGCTAGGATAACGTATATAATCGTTTTTATCTTTGTATGCATCAATGCTAAAGTTAAACTTAACTAATTTAAAGTGACTCCACAACTCTAACAACTTCTCATTAATCTCTGTGCCGTTACTGTTATATCGCAATATGCAATTTTTTGCGTGACCTTCAGACACCATAAACTCTAGTATGTTATAGTGTTCTGGTATCAATAATGGTTCACCGCCGGCAAAGTATAGTTCTTTGATATACTGTGCTTGAGTACGCATTGATTCTAAGAACGAACCCTTTTGGTACCATGTGTAATCCATAGTTCTATCCCAGCCCTGATCCTCACGTAGTATGATATTTTTATACTGTGGAGATTGTATCTTCCAATCTTTAATCCAACTACTGCTATCATGCGGGCTACACATAATGCATTTTAAATTACATAGATTGCCTAAACGTAAATCAAAATAAGGAATATCAATGGGCATACTACCATCTATACTCATCTTGTTGACCGCACTATCTAGGTCAATTCTTTCTTTCCAAACTTCAGTTTCCCAATAGCGTTTGCTTTTAATACCGTGACTTTCTTCTACAAAACACTTCTTACAACTATCAGGTACAACTCCGTCACGCATTTGTATTCTAGTATCACGCATGTATTCACTGTTCCATACTTCTTCTATAGTATGCTGACGTAGATTCATATTGATTCCATCACGCTTTACAAGTCCTATTTCTTTGCTGTCAACAATACCAGCACCCGATGCATTGCTGGTACAACATAATCGAACATCACCGTTAGGTCGTGTTGCCATATGTATAAAAGGTAATGGACAGAATGTTTTAGAATTGGCTATTGAATTTGTCATAACTTCCACATTGCTTACTACATTCTAATAAAGGATTATCTATCCATGTATCACTGATACGGTCAAATAATTTTGATGCAAATATTTCTTCTAATGAATATTTGTGTAGAGAATAAAACTCTCCTATTTTATTCATATAGTCTATTCTGCTAGGGTTTATCATTGGTAACTCATCTATGCCCAGCCAGCAACAGGGCGTAACTACTCCGTTACTTGTAATATATAAACTACCATGCTTTACTTTGCAATTGATATCACTAGGTAGAATATTGATAACACGATTAGATATCTCTTTGCTTTTAACACTAGGATATAAAGTGTACTCAACTTTGCCCTGAACATCTAATACATCTAGTTTGTTTTCTTTAAAACGTGATGTATGTTTGGGTACAAAATCAATGAACTTCATCGTATTAGATAACTCACGGCATTCTTCTACTTGATGTTGATTGTGTTCAAATATAAGCATATCCCATATTGCTTCACCACCATTGTCAATGAATGTTTTTGCATTGTTAATTATGTTGTTCCAGACTGTATTTCTACGATAGAGTTTGTGAGTATCTTCTAATCCATCAATACCAAATCTCACAGTTACACGCAAATTTGCTAGTTCTTTCCAGAACTCAGATGTTCTCGCACTACCGTTAGTATTCATACTTAACCAGATATCTGGATTATGTTCTCTGCAATAACGAAATATGTCTATTGTATCTTTGGCTAATATAGGATCACCTAGATTGCCGCACATATAAACTTTAGCTAATCTTTTAATAAAGTCTACACTGAACCAAGATTTAAACTGTTCAAGTTTAATCTCACTCAAATTCATAAATGGATTGTCAACTCCGCCCTGTAAGTTTCTTGCACACATCGGACAGCTTGCTTGACACTTATTAGTAATCTCTAAGTGCAGTACCTCTATATCGTTTATACTATACATTTCTTCCCTATAATCATGTGTCTGGTATATAAAGGCAGTTTTAAGCTACCACTGTATAGTTTGTTTATATGTGATTGTTCTTCAAACTCTTGTAATGTCATACATGTTCTAATATGTTCGGGTATTTTATAATCGTTACTTTGCAATACGATTAAACAATTGTTTGGTACATTGTTAAGCCATAACTCATACTGTTCTTGCGTAATATGTTCGCAACTGGTATTAATAACAACATCGCCGTGAATAGGCACTGTACACATATCACCGGTGATTGCTCTAAATCTACCATCTTGTTCTTCTATCTTGTTCATCATGGTAGCAACATGTTCGCATAATGGGTCAATGTCTACACTACGAATATATCTTACAGGGATATTGCTTTGAAATATCATGCTAGCTAGTACACCTACCCAACCACCGTGAATATCAATAGACGAACTGTAGTGTACATGTTCATCTAAACAATCTATTAGCCACTCTTTGCTTTTAAGTTGTCCACTCCAAAATGCATCTAGTGTACGCATTGGGCTATTACTTTCCCTGATAGCACACATCCAAAAGTGCAAATGTTCTGTATCTATTTTCATGTTACTTCCTATCTCTGAATATTTTTTGCATAAGGGTTAGTTTCTTGTATGTTGGTAAACTATTATCAACATCTAGGTGTTCTAGTAAATGTTTTGCAAACATACTGTTACCCTCAATGCCTATATGGCATTTATCTAATGCTCTAGGGTATGCTCTTTCATACTCATCTAAATATAAAGGTATATGTTCAGTAATCAATCCTGAAAGATTTAAGCAGTCTGTGTATTCTTTCTTTAACAATAGATTATATACCTTAAGGTTCTTGGATTTTAGCAACATATTTATACTACTGATGTACAGTTTAGATTGAAGTATTGAATCATATTCTGAATGAAGTTCTTTGTAATATACCTGAGATTTTATGTCTGTGTGTTGAGGTAGTATATTATACACGTTGTGCTTATTATCAATTACTGATGTACGATTAGGGTATGTCCATTGAATGAATACCGTGTCATCATCTAAAAATTTATAATTAAGTATGTCATGTGCTATGCGCTTGTTACTCGAACCAGGCTTAGCAAGATTTACACATTCTAAGTTAACTGTCTTTGCAACAAGAGATACCCATGAATACTTACTAGGGTTAAGACCAAAACCATATTGTGTTGTAAAACAATCAGGTAATGCTTGTCCATATGTCATTGAACATCCAAACGATATTAACCTACTCATGCTTAACCTTTGGAATCTTGCTATCTGCACTACTCATACAAGTAGGTGTGATACATTCTTTTGGTTCAGTAAAAATAGTGAAGCCTTTATCTAATGTACCTAGTATTTCATCATGGCAACTATAACTACGCTTGACTTCATTCTCACGTATCACAATACCCTGATAGCCACTATTACACACCCAACCATTAAACTTATTGAATCCAAAACTATTCAATCGTTCTGCTTGGTCAATATACCATACCTTTTGTTCATTATCAATCAGTTTAACCTGCAATACTTCCTGGTCTACTGTATATTGCGGGAATCCTGTACGCATCAAGTTCATCATATCTTCAGTGTAACCGTCTACTATGTGACTGGCAGTTGGGTCAGTCTGTGGCTTTAATGTTACATTGATTCCTCGCTCACTGAATCGTTTACATCTAATATACAAGTCTACAAATTGTTCAGGTACCATCACTTGATTTATAGTTACTAATACACCACGTTCCATCAAGTATAATATCTTATCACCAAACTCTTTTTCATCTGCAAACTCGTGGTGAAAGCTAGCGGTAATACTACGTCGCCTGCTTAACACTGTTGACTTCAACCAACGTTCCCACCATTGAATGCCTGGGCTTAAGTTAGTAGTCATGTGTATACTATCAAACAATACCTTTTCTGCTAGTACTAAAAAGTGTTTGTATGCTGTAGGTTCACCTCCGCTAAAGCTCCAATGAAACTTTGTATAGCCATTGTTACTAGCTTGCATTCTAATGTTATCTATTGTGCTGGTATATATTTCTAATTCTTGATGGTCAGGTGTTTGACTGTTGGCATAGGGCCAACAATAACTACACTTGTAGTTACAGAATCTGCCCAGTATCCAACTAACGCTGAATAAATTTTTATCCAGCATAGTTTCTTGACCAAATTTAATTATATTATTAAAGGGTATTTCAGTGAAGTTTGTCATACTGTTCTCTTAGCCAGACAAAATCATTAATCTTTCTAAGTTCTTCCAGATTGCCTTTAAATTTTGTGCCATATTCTCTACCAGCTATAGCACCCTCAATTGCATATTTACCGTATGGTTTATCTATGCCAACTGTACACCATGTATCTAATCTTTCCTGTGTCTCTTGCGATTCCTGTCTGTCAATAACTTGACTGCTTAGTTTAGCACACTCTCTAAAAGCACTACGCCATGTAGAGAAAGGATCAGTATTAAATTTGGTAACGTTACTTAGTTTGAATACAGGCTCGTACAAATCAGATATGCTAGTAGTCATATCAGGCTTGTCTGTACGCATGTGTAGTGTTAGGAATCTGGGTAGCAACTTAACACCACCAAACCCATATATTAATTCATTGATTGGATTCTTACTACGCCAAACTCTTACTCTTGGTTGTTGAAAGAAATCTATATTATACTCAAACTCAAAGTCAGGCATAATAACAGCATCACCGTCAATGACCCAAAAGTAATCACTAGTGGTTAATTTTGCAGCCTCGATGTGTGCGTTATGAATACCCTTAACACCATCAACTCTTTTTGCTTTTGGCGCAAAAGTTTTTAATAACTCAAAATTTTCATCAGCATTTGGTTCATTGTAACTTATGAATACAACATCATATGGTGGATTATATTTGTATTTGATAAATGTTTCTAAACTACGCAATGTAGGCTTAACATTTTGTTTGTATTCTTTACTGTCATTCTCAGAAAAAACGTTTAGTATTCTAGTATCATTGGCTTTGTTTCTAATTAACGTACCCAATCTATTGCATTCTTCTAATGGATTCGTTTTGTACTTTTCATATTCTTCGCTAAACAACCAATTCAATTTTTCAAAATCACGTATGATTCCTATGTCATAGTCTGGGCTGACCATACTTAAATATACGCCCAATCTTGCTCCCATGATAGCCCATATACCATTCTCAACGTCTGCACCCAAATGCATCCATCTCCATAGTCTTTCATAGTTTTTCCAATTGATATCACTTAGTTTACCAACAAATTTGTTGTTCTCTAAGCATAGTTTTATGCCCTCACGAAACCCGCTTCTCCATGCTTGCAATGGACTAGAGTGTATGTTTATGTCGCTAATGCTACGATTCAGTTGTAAATAGGATTTAAAATCAAAGTCTACACTATTTGGATCAACGCTATTTTCATGTGTAGCCATATTCTCAATGAGTTTTATAGGCCAGACCTTGACTCCCCCGTTCCCATACAAGTTACCGTTTAAAACATTGTACCCACTGAAACTGATTACATGGTTGTTTATGTCGGTAGAATCTAGGATGTTTATTTCCACTTTTAGAAAATCATCCTTGACATAGTTATCACCATCCACTATAATAACATGTGTACTCAAATCTTTAACTAGACTTGCTACATTCTTATGTGCATTGTCACTACCCTTAATGTTGTCAACTCGTTTGGCATTAGGACACACTTCTAATAAACGTTTGAAGTTTTCTTCCTTATTAGGTTCGTGGTAGCTTAGGAATACTACAGGGTAGTTTGAGGTTTTGAATATCATATCAATATTTATTTTACATACAGGATCATATACAATAAATATTGGGTAAACAGAAGGTTGACGTATAATCACAATGGTGCTATACTTCATACATGAATTGAAAAACACGTTGGTAACGATGTGTTGTAAATGGGCAACAAGGGTATTGACGTATAAGTACAATGGTGCTATACTTCATACATGAATTGAAAAAGGCGCCTAAAAGCGACTTAAAAATAGAGAAATTGAAACCAGGACTAAATAAAAGACTATGATGAATAAAACTTGTATATCGCTGAACAAACATATGGGACTATGGTCTAGAGTAGCCTTAGCCTCATTTACACCAGCATATCCTACAAGTATTCGCGGCACAAATGACAATGAGCAAGAGGCCCGGGGAACGGAATAACAAGTTAGCATCATAACAAATTATTTTAACCCCTGGGAAACTAAAAAGTCTCAGGGGTTTTTGTTTATGTAGCAAAAAAACAACAAAGGAAATTGACAGAAATTGAAAAAGGATATAGAATCGGTTTCTTCTGACAAAACGAATTGGTTTAAGAATCACGTAATGTCAGAGGAACAAAAGAAAAAATTGATTGAGGACAAACTAAAACGTGTTCTTAATTATGTAGAGTTAGTACAGAAAGCAGATAAACTGCTTAAAATCTAACCAAGTGTTAAAATGTAGGAACGAGGTCTACACTACACACTATAAACAGTAGTAAACGGGCGGACAGTATACATGAAATTCATGGCGACAACGTGAAAAGTAAGACTACTGGTTAGGGTATCGACCCTAACATAGCGTAAGAAATTACGCTATTCGCTAATACACTGGGACAAACAGACCCGGTATCATCCTGATTGATATCGTCCCAGTGTATTAACTAATAGCGTTTTGTTGGCGTGTAGTGTAATGGTAACACCACAGACTTTGACTCTGTTATTCTAGGTTCGAGCCCTAGCACGCCTGCCAGTTTTAGGATGCTTTCAGCAACTTTTTAACTTTTAACTTTAAGCCAAACCAGTGGTCCGGTTCGATTCCGGCTAGTAGTGTAATGGTAGCACACCGGTCCAAAGTAAAAAAAGCATCCTGTTATTTTATATCCTGTTAGTTTATCGGTTAAGAACAGTGGCCTTTCAAGTCGCAGAGACGGGTTCGATTCCCGTACAGGATACCAGTTATATTGTGCGTGAGCAAGCAAGGTGTAGGCGCTTCGCTGTTAACGAAGAATGAGTGAGGTTCGATCCCTCAACGCACAGCCAGTTTAGGATAGCAACAGCAAATTAAAAAATCTTTTCTGTAAAAAAAGCCAAAAAATGCTATCCTGTTTTATAATGCGACCGTAACTCAGTTGGATAGAGTACTAGGCTACGAACTTAGGAGTCGGGAGTTCGAATCTCTCCGGTCGCACCAATCATGCTGATGTAACACAGTGGTAGTGTACTTCCTTGGTAAGGAAGAGGTCGTGGGTTCAAATCCCGCCATCAGCACCAATTATGGTAGAGTAGCATAGCGGCTAATGCACCAGCTTCATACGCTGTTTATCGTCGGTTCGAGTCCGACCTCTACTACCAATTAGACTTTTTAGGTGTGACCATGATGTAGTGGTAGCATCTCAGATTGTGATTCTGATCGCACGGGTTCGACCCCCGTTGGTCACCCCTAAAAAGTTTACACCCGGTTAGTTAAAAAGTATAACAAACGGCTGATAACCGTTAATCAGTGGAGCGTTACCACTACTGGGTACCAAATTTCGGGATAGACGATATGATTGAGTCCCTTGTAATCTAGCACATGGAGGCATGTGTGACACACCAGTAGATTATAAAGGTCGATAAACTCTTGTATACGAGACAAACTAATTCAAGTGTACACAGAATTAGTTCCTGAAAACTTATTCATGGGCTGTTAGTGATAATGGGAGCACACCGGGCTTGCAACTCGGAAGTAAGAGTTCGATCCTCTTACGGTCCACCAAACAATGGAAGATAATGCAGGTGGGATGGTCCGCCGACTAGCCTTGAAAACTAGGT